AAGGCTGCATGGGACCGTAATACTTGCTGCCCGCCGTGGCCCTGTTGGGGGAATCGCGCGTCTCGTGATAGTACACGCCGTAGAACGGGGAGGATACGTCCCCCCGCGCAAACCTCTCCTCGTAGTACTTGTCGAGTTCCTCGTTGGTCGGCATGGCTTACGGAGACCCAAACCCGGGGAGGCCAAGTGCTTGCGGACTCATGCGACCAGCCCAATTGGTGGCAAGGTTGGAGGGGGATCCGCCACCATACCCCATGAGGTTGTAGATGCTGGCACCAGTGAGGCCGAGGCCCGCAGCAGTCTGCAGCGGGGACATCTGCGGGATGAGGGTCTGCCCCTGCGTCGTGGTGGTGGCACCCGGCTGCGCCCCCCGGAGGAGACCCCCGAGTTGACCAAGCTGGCCCATCCCATACTGCTGGCCCCGCAGGTACTCCTGGAAGGCGAGGTCACGCTGCTGCTGCTCCAACTGGCGCGGGAGAGCCTGGCTCTTCATGATGGCATCTAGGCCACCCAGACCCAACTGCTGCGCCTGCGCGCCCATCTGGGAGAAGAGAGGGGCCGCCTGCAACTGCCGCTGGGCTTCCTGCTGCGCGAGGGCGGTACCGGAGGTGAAGGCCCGCTCTTGCCCCGTCTGCTGGATATCCGCGAGGCGCTGCCCCAGATTCCTTTCAGCCTCCGCTTCTTGCACACCGTAGCGCGCCCCGCCGAAGGCACCCTGCCTACTGGCCTGGAAGCCCATCTGGGGCCGCATCTTCTCGTAGTCGCGCACGGCCTCGCGCTTGGCGATATCGGTGACGTACTGAGTGTAGGGGTTCATGTACTGGGAGTAGTCGATATCGCCCACCCCCCGCGAGCCCATCGCAGCACTTTCAAAGCCGGCGGCCAGCCCTGGCATGTAGGCCCCTGCGGCCTGGGGGGCTGCTCCAATGGCCTGCTGCTCCGTGGCGCTAAGTGGGGCAATGCGCTGCGACGGGTCGTAATACTCGTAGGGGGTGGCCCTCACCTCGGCTTCGCCGGCCTCGACGATCCGCTTGAGAGCATCCTCGTACCACGATGGGAACTGCGACGACTGAACGGTCGTAGTGGGCTGCGTCGAGGTGCTGGACTTGCAAAGGAAACCCATCAGAAACCCCTTGAGTAGACGCCGCCCACGCGGGTAAATCCGTGGCGCTCATAGAAGGCATCTTTGCGCACCACGTCCTCCCCATGCACCACTGCCATTAGGAGGGGGAGTTCCCTCATAGTAGCATATTCGAGGGCAGCACGCAACAGGTGGGAAGCGATGCGTGAGGTGCGCGCACACGGGGCAACATAGAAGACGAGATCCCCCAGGAATTTGCCGTGGGAGTACCAATGTTCTCCCTCCTGGAGGGCGAGGACACCCGCGAGCCTATCCCCCTTGAGGGCAAGGAAGATGCGACCCCCCTGCAGGCAATCCCCGAGGGCAGCTTCAACCTTGTGCGGGGCAATGGGAGGCAGCCCCACGGGTGCCCCCGCATGCATCTCCACGAGGAGGGCCCCGATGGCGGGGATATCCCCCTCCTTAGCGACCCTTATCATAGAGCCTCACGAGGTCGCCCACGCTGTAGTTCTTGGGCGGCTGCTTCTCGTGGCCGTAGGCTTTCTTGCGGATTGCCTTGCGCAGCCCGTCGAGCTTGCGGGCACCCGCCTGGTTGTTGCCGTCCCCCAGCGCCGCTACGGTGGCGGCATCGAAGACAAACTCCCCGGAGGACAACCTCGCGGGCCCCTTCCCATCGATGACGGCAGGCACATCATCATCCATGCCGCCGCTACCCCCGGGGACGTAACCCCCCGCAGCGTACATCCCCGTATCCCCAAGAGTGTCAGCCCCCGGAGTAGAACTGCTCATGCCTCCCATTTGGGAAGCGACACCCTCAAGAGATGCAGAAGCTCGGTCTGCTGCCTCTATAGCGGCTTGAATCTCAGCAGCTTCGTCGATACTCGCACTTCTGATTCCCGAGGAGACGGGCGTCGTAGATATAGCTTGATCCACGAAAGAATAGCCAAGGGGAGTGCCGAACGCCCCAAAAGGGCTGGCGGCATTGACTAAACCTGATAATGTTTGGCCCGTAGTGAGACTAGGCAGTCCCTGTTGCGCAAGGGCAGCATCCATTTCACGAGCGTCCAAGTAGGTGCCCAAAGCAGCCCCAGCAAGGGTTCCGATGGGTCCAGCCACCGTTCCGCCTAGTATGCTCAAGGCCTTGCCTGTACCGATATCATTACCGACTGCCGTACCCCCGGCGGTGGTGGGATCGGACTTGTCCGCTTCTCCCGCACTTCCCTCCTGCATTCCGCGCATGACGGAGGCAACGCCGGGGGAAACGGGGGTCTCCTCGCGGGTGGGCTGCGTCCCGTAGATGCCCATGTAGCCGGCATTGCGCGGGGAATAGACGGGCATGGGTTCCAGCGTGCGCGGAGCCTCGGGGGGAAAGTTGTAGGGACTTGCGTAGCCGTAGGCGTAGCTCTGGAAAGGATTCATGTCTTGTCCACCTTTACGAGACCCTTGTCTTGCAGGTCGGAAAGCAACTTCACGAGGGTGTTGGCCACCGCCGTGACGGTAATGTTCCCCAGATCGATGGTGGCGCTAGCTGGGATTGTACCAGAGACAGCGTAGCCTGTCACCCCTGGGCCCGTCACCACCTGGCCGTGGTAGAGGTTGAGGACGCGCACCAACTCACCCCACGCACTCTGGGCGTCGGGCTGGAGGGAGAGAGGGGGAAGGGGCAGGAGGGGCTTCATCGCTCACCGTCGGGGGCCACCCGAAAACGCATGGCACCCAAGCGCCACGAGGTGTTGACACCATCCCCGTCGATGCGATAATATGCGTGGCGCCCCCGTATACGCAGGTCGATCTTCTGCGTCTGCGCCGATACGGTGAAGGGCCCCTTCGTGACTTCCTGCGCCGTCGGAGTGTTGGGGTACTTGAGGGTGTGCAGCGTAATTTCGACGTTGCCCGGCATCTCATCCCCATTCCTATCGGAGAAGTCGGGGATGATCCTATCCATGTACATCAACTCTTGGCCCGCGTCCAGATCGAAGAGATTGCTCTCGATGTAGGATGGGAGGGCCGCTCCGTCGGCGTCGTTGCCATACTCATGATAGTAGAGCTTGGTGGCACTGCCGGCATACTCGGCGGCAATGGGGTAGGTGGCGATGCCCTGGTCGATCCACGCCGTGCGCACCATGGTGCCGATTGACCACAGATCCTGCATGTAGTCATAGATGACGTAGGAGTCCACTTCGCCCGAGGTGGTGGGGTAGAACCAGATGACCTCGTTGTAGGAGGTGTTGGAGCCGCACACGATCTTGTCTAGCTGGGTGCGATCCAGGGCCTCGAAGACGTAGCGCAGCACGTCGCACTTCAGGGGTCGCGCCGCCGCACCATCATACATCATGAAGCGCTCGTCGGCCATCCAGTAGGTGCGGCCCCCCACCTCCGTCATGGCATTCTGGCCCAGCACCCCGCAGTTGGTGCCGATGAGTTGGAACCCGAAGGTATACGGGGGACCAACCTGCTGCATGCTGTAGAGGTTCTCGTCGGTCCAGATGAGGATTTGGCCCCGGGTGCGCCTTGCTGCCACGATCTTGGAGGCCCCCGAGAGGACCTTGTCGCCCGCCGTGTTGGTTGCCGAGGCCGTCCAATCGTTGATGTCCTCCTGCGAACACCACCGGATGTAGAGGGGGTTCACTACCGAGGTCAGGGCGTCGGGGCACCCGAAGGAGATGAGGTGCCTATCTTCGGGGCTCACCAGGATCTGCGTATTTTGGGAGGGGGTGGCGGTAACCTGGTAGGCTCGCTTGGCGGTACCCTGCGAGGAATCCCAATAGTAGATGCCGTCGTTGCGGGGGGATGCCACCAGGTCCTCACCCCAATTGTCCATGCTCCAGTAGCGCAGCGGGGCCACGAAGGCTGAAGAGGCGGGAGTACCCCAGCCCTGGCCGCCGCTCCACACGCCCGCGCCCCACCCGAAGCTGGCGGCATTGCTGCCGAACCCGGAAGGATGGATGAAGAAGCCCGTGGCCACGCCGCCCGAGGAAGCAGATGTGGCGGCGGCAGTGACCCCCGTGTTGATGGTGAAGCTGTTGGCATCCACCACCGTGATGGAGAAGCCCCCCAGGGGTGCACTGACCGGATAGATGTTGCCGCCCACCGTAGTGGTAATGGAGGTGAAGTAGAAGTAGTCGCCGGTGGAGTGGCCGTGGGCCGACACTGAAACCGTGATGGTGGTGGAGCCCGCCGAGGTGCTGATGATGTTGGAGGCGGAAACCGAAGTGTCGACGGGGGTGATATCGAAGTACTTGCCGCCGTCCCACACCATGAGGTGGGAGTTGGTGCCCACCGCGAGGTAGGTGGTGCCCGCCAGGTTGACCCACGTGAAGAGGGAGCGGCCCACGCCGGGTACCGTGACGGTGTCCCCCACGCCGTTGATGTTCTGCCACCCACCAATTTTTTCGGGCTGGCCGTAGCGGAACCTTACCTTGTCGGAATCGTACCAGCCGCCCTCGCCCGCGTAGCGGGTAAGCTCCCGGTTGACGCCGGGCCTGGCGGGTGCCGTGATGAGGCGAGGACTACGGGGTGCTTCCGCCACGCTTCTTCTCCAGATAGCCCTGCACCGTCTTGCTCTCGTAGATGCGCAGCGCGGTCCACACTATGGTGAAGAGGGCGGCGATGGCGGGGAAGAGTCCCGCGAAGGTACCCACCACGGTGGCTACCGAGGCCGTATCGATGAGGTTCTTGGTGGTGTCATCCATGGAGGGACACCCACAGGAGGAGGCCAAGGAGGAAGCCCACGCAGCACTCGGCCCTTTCTGTCCAGTTGCCGCCCAAGGGCTTGTTGGCGGCATAGGCCACCATGAAGAGGATGCCGCCCAGCGAGTTGAGGAGGACCCACGGGTTGTACCAAGCGAGGGGGGCGATGCACAGGGCGGCCACCGCCACTCCCCACAGCGCCAAGTAGAAGTGGTCGCGGCCCTTCTCCTCCAGGCCCATGCTCTTGTCGAAGTAGGGGAGGGTCATCGCCGCGAAGATGAAGGGCCACATCGCCGCCAAGTGCCAATTGAGGTAAGCGAGGGGAGCCACGATGAGGGCGCTGCTGACGATGCGCGTGATACCCGTGCCCACATGGATGCCCACCATGCTGGTAAGCTGGTTGAGTGCCCCGCCGCGCAGCCGCCAGCAGAACGCGCACCACAACGCATACAGGATAGGGATCATCTTGCCCTCGCGTACTTGAATGGAGCTTCGGCAAACGCGGCGAAAATGTATGTGCTGCCACTTCCGTTGATTACGTTATCAGACCATCTCAACTTGAAGCCATTTGAAAGAATATCGATGCCGTTGGCTTCCGCCGACTCCGCATTCGCTATATTGAAATACAGCGGCGACTTGGCTTCATTGTTTGGCATCCGCGCGGCGTCGTACTGCCTCCAAGAAGTGGCGATGTTCCGCCCCTTGAGAAAAATCCATTTTGGTTGGAAGCCGCACCACACGAACGGCCCGTCCGTAGCGCCGTTGCCGACGTAGCTGCCGAACTTGGAGAAGCCCTCCACGCCAGCAAACAAGTAGGCCACGATGCCCGTGCCGCTCTGGTTGACGAACGAGTCAGTTCCAACCGTGAACACCGACGAGGTCGGCATGGTGTTGTTGAAGAATGCGGCGAGCGCCGCTTCAGCAGCGGTCTGGGTGGAATACAAGTAGTAGTTCGCGGGGTTGGTCCCGCCGTTGAGCTTGGAATGGTAGACGACGAATGGTTCAAATCCGGTGGGAGCGCCACGGGTCCGGATCATCATCATCTCAGGGACGACGCCAAGGCCATGCGAGATCGTCCGGTTCGTCGCATTTCCGGTGAACGTCACCACATCGAAGCCGGGCGTCGCGCCCTTCTTCCATGCCCAATCGACGTAGGTATTGGTGTTGATGTTGACCCCGCGCGAGGATGCGTCGCTCCCCAACGAGTAGCCGTTGCTGTTGAACGCGGTCAGCGTGTTGGCGTCGGTGTATTCCGCGCCGGACCAGTTTGTCCCGAGCCCTTTCTGCACACCTCGACCGCTGTCGAACATATTGTGGTTGGTCGCTGCGCTACGAGACTTGATCCACACAAGGTCAGGCTGGAAGCCCAGCGAAGACACACTTGCCGTCGCGCCCGTTCCGGTACGCAACGTAGCATCCATGTAGAGCGAGGGCTTCTTGATCGTCGGGACAGAGAGGTTCGCGGTGTTCAGGGCCTTGAAGCCGCTGGGCGGGGTGTAGTTGAAGGCGCGCTGGCCGAAGTTGATGGAGCCAGAGATCGTTGCGGCAGCCCCCGTGTCTCCAACGATTGCCGCGAAATCTCCGGTCAATCCAGAGTACGCCTGTCCTTGCGACGCATTGTTCTTGTAGAACGTCAGCGTGCCAGCATCCATGTCAAGCCCCACGCCAATCACATCGTTGGTCGTGTATGTCGCTCCATAAGCGGGGAAAGAGTTGTTGTTGCCCTTTGTCCCATTCGACAAATAGACGTAGGCGTTGGCGCTTTGGCCGGGGCCATTGGTGCTGATCGTTCCAACAGGTGCCTTGGCAACTCCAACCTGAGTGATTCCAGCCACACCGTTGGCGGTGAACTCCCAGTACCATTTCCCGGTTGAAACGTAGATCGTCCCAAGCGCCGCAGAGATCGCCCCAGCACTCGTCGTGATGTCTAGCCCAGCGGTGAGCGTGTTGGTGCCGCCGACTTGGTCGATTGAACTGAACGTGCAGTAATTCAGCGTCGGCGTGTCGGTCATCTGGTCGAACGTCGTGCCAGCCGTCACCGAGATGCCGCTGGTCGTGAAGTTGTTGCTGTTGCCAGAGGTGTCGTAGCCGATGGTCGTGGTGGAGGCGGCGTCCTTGAACTGGAGGAAGAAGCCGTTGGTGCCAAACGTGCCAGAGTACGCCTTCGGCACCCAGGCGCCGGTCGCGGCGTCGGTCTGGCCGAAAGAGGAAGGCGTCAGGGCTTGGCCGTCGACGAAGGTCTCGTTGGCTGCGTACATGTCTCCATAGAGCGCAGCATAGTCCAGCCTTCTCAGGTAGTGAGTGCGGCCCGACACATTCCATTGACATGCGGTGGACGCGCCAAACGGGCCAGTCGAATAGCTGACAGTCTGTCGCGAATTGTTGACGTAGATCTGGATGCGGTCTGTGCTGGTGGCGTTGGCGCTGTCGTAGATCACGACGAGGTGATACCACGCGCTTGGGTCACGAAAGACGGCAGTCGTCGCCATCTGTACGTTGTACGCGCCACTAGCTATCTGCGAGATCTGGATTGTGTCGCTGGCGGTGTAAGTGACAGCGAAGAAATTGTTACTCGACCCGTCTCCACCACAAAATATCTGCTGCGATCCCAGCGCGCCGCGTTTGATCCAGCCAGACCACGTCCACTTAATGTTGGATGTCGGGCTGCCAAAGCTGCGCGACAGGTACGCGCTGTTGCTCGCGCGGAAGCGCAGCGAGTTCTGGATCTGGTAGCTAGCGCCGCTGCCGGCCAGCAAAACTTGGTGGATTGCGGACATTACGAGACTCCGATGCCCGAGATGACCCACTCGGTGTTGGCGATCTTGACGATGGTGGCGAGACCGGCGGCAGCAACCTGGCGCGCCCCCACGGCCCCATCCTGGGAATTGTAGAGGGTGTCCGAGGTGATGCTGAGATCGATGGGCCCCGCAGAGGCGTGGTTGATGACGGTGATGACCGTGCCCACCGCGAATGACACCGAGGCGTTGCTGGGGATGGTGTAGGTTGCGGTGCTGGTGGCGGAAGCGGGATGGAAGACATGCTTGCCCGCATCGGCGCTGACGAAGGAATAGACCGAAGCCTGCACGTTCTGCTGGACTCGGGAGGTTACCGCCTTGGCAGCTTCAGGGGTGACGGCCCTCTGGGCGTCGGTTCCCACCAGGGCGGAGGAGGTGTCCGCCAAGCGCAGGATGCCAGCCACGCTATCGGTGGCGCTGGTAATACCCAGGACTACGCGCACAGCCGAAGCATCGGTGACGCTGAGGGTCCCGTTGATGTTGAGGACGGAGGTGAAGGTGTTGATGCCCGTGAAGGTGTTGGCGGCGCTGAGTTGGGCAAAGGGTGGCAGCGCATTGATGACGCTGGTACCCGTAGCCACCAGGAAGACCCAGAGGTCGCGGGGAAGCACCACGCCTGTGCCCGCCGAGGTGCGGAAGGTGACATCGGCCCCAGAGGCGCGGCAGCGCACCCAGTAGGTCTTTTCCACGTCGGGCACCACCACCGAGATGGCGGAGGTAACGGTACCCGTGAGGTCGAGGACGGCATTGCGGGCCTGGTCGGACACGCCGTCGGCGGCACTCACCACGTAGGAGGAGCCCCCCGAGATGTCGATGGCCTCGTAGCCCGCGATGGCCTGCTGCAGGAGGTTGAGGTTGTTGTTGGTCTTGACTCCCCACGTGTTGGCATTTTCGCCGGTGGCTTGGAGTTCCAGGCGGAGGGAGGAACTGTAAGTAGAGGGCATTACACGCCTCCCTGGAGGGTGTTGTCGCCGCCGGCGGGCGAGTTATTGTTGAGGTTGTCATCCTGGCGGGTGCGCCGGGCCTCGTTGCGCAACTTCCCGACGGCGTCCTGGTACTTGCCCTCCCAGAGGGCGGCGGCCTGGTAGTTCTTCATGAACATGCAGGCTTCCTGCATGCACCCGTAGAAGAGCGCCTCAGGGGCATACTCCGTGAGCCAATTGGTGGAGGTGCCCACGCTGCCAATGGAGGTGGGGATCTGCACGTAGGAGATTTCGAGGGAGGCGCTGGTGGAGGGCGCGGGGGCCACCAGAAGTTGGTTGTACCCCCAGCGGGCATAGTACTTGGGTTCACCCACGGAGGTGCGCTGCGGCCAGTACTCGCGGAGGAACTCGTCAGTACGCATGATAAGCTGGCTGTACCTTCCCGCCGACACGTAGGTGACGTTCTTCAGCACCAGCGCGTCGGAAGGAACCGAAACGAGGTAGGTGGAGACCGCAGCGGTAGTGTACACTACGAAGCCGTAGGTGTCAATGTCGCGGGCCAGGCGCATCCGCGTTTGGTCGATGAAGGTGGGGATGGCCGCCGCGAACTCCGTGTCGTCATTCTCGGTGGCGCTGCGGATGTAATCGTAGAGTTGAGTGTAGGAGGTGGACATTAGGTGACTCCTGCGCCCGAGATCATCCACTGCCCGGTATCCACCTTGATGATGGTGGCGAGGGCCGGGGCCGCCAAGGTGCGATTACCCGTGGTGCCATCGTTGGCGAAGACCAAGGTATCGGTGGTGATGGAAACCGTCACCGTGCCCGCCGACACCTGGTTGATGAGGGTGATGACTGCCCCCAGGGGGAAGAAGACGGAGGCGCTGGAAGGAATGATGATGGTGGCAGCAGCGGTGGCCGAGGTGGGATGCAGGATGTGCCTGCCGATGTCGGCAGAAACGAGGGTGTAGGTGGTAGTGGCCTGCACGTTCTGCTGCACCCTGCTCATCACGGCGTAGGATGCTTCGGGGGTCACGGCCCTCTGGGTATCTGTGCCTGCCAGGGCCGCACTCACATCTGCGAGGCGCACCAGGCCAGCGGAGGTGGGGGTGGCCGAGGTGATGTTGATGGCGGTGCGGAACCCGGCCTTGTCGGTGACAGACACTGCGCCATTGAGGTTGACAATAGAAGCGAAGGTGTTGGCCCCAGTGAAGGTCTGGGTGGACGAGAGGCGGGCGAAGGCACTGGCCTGTATGATGCTAGCGTAGTAGGCTGCGAGGGAAGCGGAGTCGGCAGCCTGCGTGGCGTAGGCCGAGGCACTCGTGCGATAGATGAGGGCAAGGGAGGCGTCGGCGGCAGCCGAGGTGGCATACGCGGAAGCCGAGGTCTTGTAGACGAAGGCAAGGGAAGCGTCGCGCGAAGCCGCCGAGGCAAAGGCAGAAGCCGATGCCGCGTATACGCCAGCCACCGAAGCTGCATTGTTGGCCACTACGGCAGCAGCGCTGGCCGAAGCCGCATAGATTTGGGCCACTGAGGCATTGGCCGCCGCCGAGGTGTTGGCCGCAGAGGCCTGCTCGGCATAGATTTGCGCCACGGAAGCTGCCGCGTTGGCGCTGGTCTTGTAGATTGCCGCAAGGGATGCATCGCGGGAGGCGGCACTCGCCGCATTGTTTGCCGAGAGTGCGTACTGCGCCGCAAGGGACGACTGAATGAGGGCAATGGAGGAGTAGGACTCCGCCTGGTTGCGCGACACCAACGCAGCGGAAGCATCGGCAGCAGCAGAGGTGGCGAAGGCGCTGGCAGAAGCCTTGTAGACTCCCGCGATGCTCGCCTGGTTAGCCGCGTCGGTGGCAAAGGCGCTGGCACTCACCTTGTAGATCTGGGCCACGGAAGCGTAGCCCCCAGCTTCGGTGGCGTAGGCGCTCGCAGAAGTCTTGTAGAGTTGGGCGAGGGAGGCGGCCACCAGCGCGAGGGAGGCTTCCTGGGCAACCGAAGAGACCTGGGCGGCGGCGGAGACGGCACGATCCGCAGCACTCGCGGCATCTACATAGGAGGCCGAAGCAGCGGCGGCGTACACCCCGGCGAGGGAGGCATCGGCGGCTGCACTCACCCGGTAGATGTTGGCGTTGACTGCGGCTGTGGAGGCGAGGTTGGAGTAGGTAAGGGCGTCGTTGGCATACCCCGCCGCAACGCCCACATTGGAGGCGATGGTGTCGATTTGGGTGCCGGGGAAAACCACGGCGGCCTGCTTGGTGCCCGAGGAGAAGTTGACAAGGGTGTTGCCGTTGGAAGAGCTATAGACGGTGTTGCGCGCCAGGTAGGGAATGCCCCCCGAGAGGGTGAAGGTGCCGAGGCCCACTTCCCACTCGTTTGCCGTTTGGTGGGTGATGGCGTAGTAGCACTGGTTGCCGTTGCCCACCCCCGCGCTGAAGGTCTGGAAGTTGCGAACGGCCCCCAAGA